GGTTCAGGAGATTGGCGAACGACTCGACGATTGATCTTTTTGCGTTTGATAGGTTTTCGTGTGTTCGCCATAATTAAAATTATCGCTTACTGATTAAGACAAACAGATCATCGACACGCTGTTCAAGTCTTGTAATTTGATCCTTCATGCTTGTGCCTGAGTTTGGCTTTAGTTCTGCTAAATAAGATTTAATAACCCAACGCAGACCCATAAACAAACTGCCTGTTACGGCGCATACGCCAGTAGCGATAGCGAGCCAATCTTGAGCCGTCATTTTGCATTAACGCCGTAATCAGCTTCATTGCCGGAAGTTGGATCAATAGCCTTAACAATGGGTGCAATGATTGCGCCAAGTAACACTGCAAATTCTGGTCGAATATCAGCAACTATGGCAAGTGCCACAGTTATGCCGGAGGCAGCCACAGCTCTTAAATATGACTTAATCGCAGCCTTGTGTTTGTTTGATAGTTTCATGCGTTGCCTCCTAGTAGTGGGATGTGAAAAAAGTCTGAATTCTTATCTTGATCTTTCTTGAAACTAACATGTATGTGGTGGTTGTGTAGGTTACTGCCACGAAACTTGCGCCAACGCCATCTAAGAATAGGTGAGGCAATTTTGCCTTGATGGATTACATAACTGATGCGACCATTGGTTTTCCCATATGATCGAATTTGATCTGCCAAATATGCTGAAAGCCCTTTGTCGTCAGAAAGCCGAGCGTCAATATCAATTGCTCGCACGCATCCATTTGTGTCTGGGTTGTGATCGCTTTTTCGTGCGCTATGTCTAGCATCACCAATCCACCCATCAGATTTGCGCAAACGCTCTGGGAAGGAATCATCGATCTGTTCACGCAGTTGCACAGCTGCTTTACTTAGCCAAGGTTTCAATTTCAACCCATTCTAAATTTGTTTCATCCCAATACCAAAAGCCCTCAGTGGGTCTAGGTGTTGGGGCTTGCCAATCAAAGTTCTGATCTAATGACCAAGATGGAAATGGTTGAGGTGCTATAAATACATCATTAACTGGGTCATAAGAATAGCCAATACCAGCATATTGTTTGCGGATTTTATTATTGTAACTTGTTTTAATCCAAGTGCCACCAAGATTATCTAATAACCATTGATAACCTTCATCACCTGCTGGGTCATTATTATCGCCAACCAACACTCTTAAAACTTTATTATTATTATCAATTTCTGCCCAGTGGCTCATACTGCATACCTCACAATTATGATTCCAGAGCCACCATTTGCTCCAGTTCCAGTAGCAAAATCTCCAGTGCCGCCACCGCCACCGCCAGTATTGGTTGCACCACTTTCTGCAACTTGCGTTCTACGACCATCGCCACCGCCACCTAATCCGCCAGCACCAGGAGTTCCCCCATTATATGTTGATCCACCGCCACCGCCAGCAAAATAATAATGTCCTGAACTCAATTCGCCTGTTGATGTAGCAGCGCCCATAGCATCAATGATTGAATCATAATAACCAATTCCACCAGCACCGCCAGTTGTTGAAGTTCCAGCAGCCGCTGCCCCTCCTGCACCACCGCCACCGCCAGAACCTTGGGCTGTTGATGTAGAAGAACCTCCGCCAGCATTACCCTGACCAGAAGTACCTGCACCACCAGCACCGCCAAACATTCCTCCACCGCCACTGCCACCAAGTTTTCCAGCAACTCCATCAGTATGTCCGCCGCCACCACCACCCTTAATTAAGGTTAATGAACCAAACTGAGAATCACCGCCATTTCCAACCTCTGTGTTAGAGGCTGTTCCAGCACCGCCTGCGCCAACTGTGCAAGTGTAATTTTGAGATGTCAAAGACTGCGATGTAAAAACAATAAGTCCACCAGCACCGCCTGCACCTGTTGGTGTGTTTCCTGCGCCGACACACGCACCAGCACCGCCTGCAACAACTAAAATATCAGCAATTAATGTGCCGCCTGAAACCCCAAGCGTTCCATTACCTGTAAACAATCTGTAATTGAAACCACCAGAAGTAAATAAAGTGCCGCCTGTAACTGTTAATGGCTTACGTGATAATCCACCAAAGCCTCTAACAGAGCAATTGGCTAATGTTCCTAGGATAGGCATTTTAATTTTTACGCAAACTTAGTTTGTGTTTCTAAAACTGTAAATGTAGCAGATGCTGTTTTAATAATTGTAAATGAATAGGCATCAATTGCTGAAGCATTACCAGCAGAAATCGCAGCAGGAACTTTAGGAGTTACTGTGTTGCCATCAATTTGAATAACATCTGGATAGTAAGGCGTTGCACCATTTGTGTTTAACCAAACCAAAGTAATTGCATCGCCAGTAGCCAAAGCACTATCTAGCGATACTCCTGAACTATATCTAAAATTTAATGTGTGGTTAGCGGTAGCGTTTGAGGTGTAATACCAGATAGATGCGGTTGATACATCAAAATTGATTGTCCCAGTAGCAGCAGATCCCACTACATTTACATCCTCCTCAAAACCCCGAATAATTGCATCAGTAATGATTGGGGCAGTTAAAGTCTTATTTGTTAAAGTTTGAGTGCCGCTCAATACAGCTGTGGCATTGTTAAATACTGTTGTATCAACAGCAGTTCCAAGTGATCGGATTGCTGCTGCACCATCTTTGACCAATGCCGTGTCATCTGGAGTGCTCCAGCTGTAATTTGTAGTAGTTGCCATTTTTCTCCTATTATCAGGCTACGATTGTAGCGTATTCCCATGTTAAAGTTGGATCTATTGTGTTCCATGCCTCGGTTATTGGTACAGTATTCCAGCGCATTGCCACTTGGCTAAACGCCACAGGCGAGAGATTGATTGTCAGGAATAATTCATTAAACCTAGTGCTCCATCGCCATCCTTCAACATAGCCTTCAAATACGCCATTTGAGATTTGGGTTGGTAGGTTTTGGATATTAAGAGGCTGACCCATAAATACACCTAACAGGTTGTCCCGATCGCTGTCATCAATCTCAGGATTGGTTATTGGAAAAGTTATGGATTGAAAGGCTGCCAATGGGTAGGCTCTTTGAGCAATATATCTATCTGCAACTTCTTGGGCATCTACACCTGAATGGATGGCAGAATTAATGGTTTCAGCTTTGTAACCATACAATGCAACTGAATCTGCATCTGTTGCGGTTGCTTGAGAATTAAAATTATTTCCGTAATTAATATAAATGTCATTTCGAATATCGGCTGATCTTGTAATTGTTGATAACCCTTGACCTAAAGCATGGCTTGCATCTAAATCAACATAACCATTGTTTAATAAATAAGTTTGCCTATGGTCGGCATCGGCATACCCGATATCTCCATTCGGGGCTTCAAATAAATATCCGAATGCGCTATCAGCAATAAAACTTGCAATGTTGTAAATAGTGTCGGGATCAGCTGATCGGCTTGACATTGTATAAAGACCAGGTTGATCAATCTCGCCTAATCCTTGATTCAACGCATTTGCCCAAGTTTCAGTCGGATTATAAGTTGCCCATGTCGTAGCTGCTGGCACATCATTCCAAGATCCAAGCAATACGCTAGAAAGTAATTCATAAATTTGGTCGCCATCTTGATCTTGCGAAATGTTGCCGGTGTAAATCTCTTTGGCAAGTTTGACCAATGAACCCATTGCAAGAATTGTGTAATTAACAACAGTTGCCAATGCTCCGGTTGCCCCAACTTCAACAGTCACATCGGTAATGTCACCGCCAAATAAACTTATATAAGAGCCTGAACTGTCTTTGACCTGTAAATCTAAACTGTCATTAATGTCAAAAGACAATGTTTGTCCAGATAAAGCAACTAAGGTAATTTGCAAATATGATGGAGTTGGCTGAGTGTAAATATCTGTTCGACCTGCTTCATGGGTTATGTCAGCAATTGCAATGTCTGTGTAATCAACACCTGCAACAATCAGTTTCCAGTCTGGTGTCCAAACTGTCATTATCTAGCCCTAGTGATCCCGCTATTGTAAAGCTGAGGAACTGATCTTGATGCGCTTTGATTTAATACCTTGGCAACAGCCCTTGCAGATCCTTCGGCATCAACCGATTGAACTGTAATGTTATTTACAGTTGTGCGGTTTTCTCTTGTATTTGCTGGAACTGCTGGCAATGGTGCTGCACCAAGCATTCCCAATTGACTTGCGCTAGGAGAAACATTTGGAATATATCCAACATCCCCTCCGGGCTTAATTATATTAACAACTCTTATTGCTTGGTTTGCTAACTCTGTTAATGCACCAATAACTTCTCTAATAAAATTAAGAAAGCCTGCAAGAATGCCAGCAACAACATTGATTGCTTTGCCAAATGATTCAGCACCTTTTTGGCTTTGTGCTAATCCTGCGCTCAATCCTTCATCGCCAGTCAATCCTGCAATAAACGCATTTAGTGTTGGAATGCCTGTGTTATTTAAGAAACCAATAAATTGCTCAACTGCTGGAAGTAACGCAACGCCCAAAGATTCCTTGGCTTCATCAAATCCTACTTTTAAGCGATCAATCTTGCCTTGGAATGTTTCAGCGTTTGCAGCTGCTGCTCCACCATAAAGATCAGATAGTTTTTGTTGAACTTCGGTAAATGAAAGGGTTGATAATTCTGCCTTTGATAAACCTAGTCCTAATCTGCCTAAAGCTGTGGTGTTTCCATCCTGCGCCCTGCCTAAAGCATTGGCAACAGTTTCTAGTTCTAATCCTCGACCTTTGGCAATGTCTAAAGATAAATTTAATAGTTTCTGGGCTTCGTTTGTATCTTTTGTAGATACTGCCAATCTTTGAAATGCTGGACGCAATTGATCATCGGTAACACCAGTTGCCAAAGAAGTCTTAAGGATATAAGCCTCAGTTGCCGCTATTTGGGCATCAGTAGCGCCTGTGGCAGACTTCAATGCAGCAGCTAACCTTAGTTGTGCCTGTTCATCCTCGATGGCAGCCTTGACACCATCAATGGCTAATTTAGTGCCATAGGCAACGGCAGCAGCAGCAGCGACTGCAAATGCAGCAGCAGCTTTCTTTCCAAACTCTGAAATTTTGCTTGCGTTAGTTTCAACTGCTTTGTCGGCTTCGCCTAGCTTCTTTTTTAAGTCATCAACATCGGCAAGGATTGATAACTTTAATGTGCGATTACCGGTTGCCATTAGACCCATTCCTTAATAATGCGATTGAAAGCCTG